GCGCGGGCGGCTGGACCTGCTCAGTCACCGGGACGGACAGGTCAGTGCTACGCGTGCCCGGTCGTGGCGCAGCACCTGGCAGCTTACCGCAACGCCAGCCGGCCCGGTGCTGCGTGAACGCAGGCTGCCGTTTGACTTCGGGCTGGAGGCCGGGCTTGCGCTGACGACTCCGCCGGCCGACTGGCAGCCGCAGCCGTGGGGCTACGCGGGGCTGACCGCCCGGCGCGACTGGCTGACATGGCACGTTGGCGCAGGCACGGGCTGGCCGGTGCAGCCGCGACTTGTAGCCGGCGTGCGGGCGGGGGTGGGGTTCTGATTTGCCGTGGACATCCGGCACTTCAAGCGCACCTACCCTGGCCCGGCTTGCGCGGGGCTGCGGCACTGGCTGGACAAGCTGCAGGACGTATGAGGCTATATGGCAAGGCAACTCGCCACTCTGCCCTCTGCTCGGCTTGCGCTGCTTTGCTCCGCTCGTGGCGGTGCGTTGTCGTGCCCGTCAAGCAGATGGCCACGCCACGCAGGCGGAGCGATGGCACAACGGTCTGGTGCAAGGGTGCGCTCCTGCCTGGCGTGGCTGACATCATTGCCTGCAACCCTGCCGGGCGATTCCTCGCGGTCGAGTGCAAGACCGGGACGGGCAAGCTCAGCCCGGCGCAGCGGCGGTTCCAGCGCAATGTTGAGGCGGCAAACGGAGTAATGGTAGTGGTGCATGACACGGTTGACGAACTGCTGTGCCGGCGGGACGAACTACTCGCCGGGCCGGGCGAGGCCGAAGGAGTGCTGCGTGGGTGAGATAGGCAGCAAAGCACCAAAACAACTGCGAGGCAAAGGTAAGCCCTTTACCGGGAAGGACGACCCGCGTATCAACCGTGCTGGCCGCAAGCCTGCTGGTGAGTCAATGGCCGAGAAGCTGCGGGCATACTTGGAGCGGGTTGACCCGGCAACCGGCGTGTCCGCCAATGACGAGTTCGCCGACTACCTGCGCCAGATTGCAGCGGTTGGCACGCGGCAGAGCGTTGAGGCCATCAAGCTACTCTGGGAGCGAGCCTACGGCAAGCCCATGCAGGCTGTCGAGATGTCCGGCCCCGGCGGTGCTGCGCTTGGCATCACCTACTCTGGCGGGATTGTGCCGCCGAAGGTGGAGGTTGGACCATGAGTCTAAGTTGGAATCTTCTGCCGAACTTGACCCTTGATGAGAGGGAACGACTCTCGCGGCTAGTGCGTAATGCAGGTGGGGCTTTAGACTTGGGGCCGCTTCTCAACGAAGAGCGGGCGCGAGACATAGACCTGTTTGCATCTCAGTTGGCGCGGGCTGCGTCTAGAGCATTGAGTAGTCAACCGGGTGATTCCCGGCAAACGAAAGGGGACGGAGCCGTGAGCGATTGACGACCGTTGCAGCGGCGGGTGTCGGGCTGCTGCTCGCCGGGGTTTCACTCCTTTCACCGGCGCGACCGACCGACATCATCTCTGCCTCCTGGCGGGGCGGGCCTCATCTACCCGCCCCGAAATCATTGTGCCAGCCGTGGGCAAGCGGCAATCATGAGCCACTACCCTTACCGCACGCTGAAGCCCCTACCGGCTGGCCCTCAATTGCCATGAGCCTCCTCGATTTCGCGCCCGTGACCGACGCGCAGCGGGAGTTCATCAACGACTGCTCCGACCGCGTGCTGTTCTGCGGGCCGTGGGGTAGTGCTAAGACCGAGGCAGGGCTACGCAAGGCCATCGTCTGGCTCGGCGCTCTGTCTGGCCTGCGCGTACGCTGGCTGCGCTCCTACGCCAACGAAGCGCGCACTATCGCCATGCCTCTATTCCTCGCCCGCGTGCCGCCGTCGTGGGTCAAGGATGTCAACCGGCAGGATGGCACGGTGACGCTGCTGCCGCCGACTGGGGTAGAGACGCAGATGCGCTTCGGCGGGCTGAAGCCGAGCGAAACGGGCCAGAACCCGTGGGGCGGCACGGAATACGGCCTGACCATCATGGATGAGGCCAACAAGTTCGGCGACCTTGCCGTGCTGGAGGAGATGATTCTGCGCTCGGCCCGGCAGCCGGGCGTGGCCTGCAATCAGGTGGCGTTCCTCGCCAACGCTGATGCGCCCTCGCACTGGCTCCACCGCTGGTTCTATGAGGGCAAGGGGCCGCAGCCCGACGACTCAACCCTGCCGCGCCTGACCTACCGGCTCATCGAGGGCGGGACCATCCCGCGCTCGGCCGGGCTACTGCCTGCCAGCTACTATTCGATGCTCGCCAGTCTGAGCGGGGTTCACCGGCAGCGATTCGTGCTGAACCAGTGGGTCGCGCATGAGGGGTTGGTCTATCCGTATGACCCGCGTGTGCAGCTACTCTACCGCACGGCAACCGGCTACGCCGACGCTGGCGGCAGGGAAATCATCACGCACGAGACGCTAGCGCAACTGCGCTACGTCCTGAGCGTTGACTTCGGTTTCGACCACCCGTTCAGCGCGTCGTGGTGGCGCGTGTCGTCGGGTGACGCGTGGTATCACCAGCGGCAGGTCTATATGACCCGGCGCACCGTGCGCGAGCATGCGAAGCAGATGCATGAAGTCCATCAGGCGCTCGGGCTGCCGGAGCCGCCGGTCGCGGTCTGCGACCATGACGCTGAGGATTGCGCTACGTTGCGCGAGAATAGCATCCGGACCGTGCCGGCCTACAAGGACCGGCGGCGCGGGCAGCAGGCCGTCTATGAGAAGTTCCCGCATGCCGACCCGACCGACCCGGCCGGCGAGCGGCTGACGCCCTGCCGCATCTACTTCCTGGCTGACGCGCTGGTGGAACTTGACCACAGCCGCGAGGTTGCCAAGTTGCCAACCTGCACGACTGATGAGTTGGGCGGCTACGTCTGGGCGACGGGTGCGCGTGAGGACATGGTGAAGGTCAACGACGACGGCTGCGATGAGATGCGGTATGCGATAACAGCCGTGGCGAATCTGCCGCCGCAGAATGCCCGGCGCGTGGTTGTGCCCGTGACCGATACGAATGAGACTGACCCGGGCTTGACGCATTGGTTGGAGGGTTGACGACATGGCATTTGACCCGCTAGGTATTCGGCGCAGGGTGGAGGAGCAGGTAGCGGCGGCGTTGCCGGCGCGTGTGGAAGTCGCGCTGGCGGCGGCGAAAGAGGAGCAGCGGATTCACCTGCTGACAGACGTGCTGGCTGAGCTACGAGCCAATCCCGACCTGTTGAAGCAGTTCGCGGCCGAGAGCGAAGCGCACCAGACCGAAATGGCTTGGCGGGCACGGCAGGACTTCTATGACATCGCCGGCACGAAATCCGGGTTTGACATCACTGAGGCCGAACGGCAGAAGCATATCAACCGCAGCCGGCGGCACTATCTGTATGACCCGCTCTACATCCGCGCGGTGAACCTGACGGTGGACTTCATCTTCGGGGCCGGCGTAGCCGCGCCGAAGCCGGTCAAGGAAGGCAACGCTGACGTGCAGGCGCTCATTGACCTGGTGTGGCGCGATGCGCTCAATATGCGCTGGCTGTCCGGCGGCACGGCGCAGCGTGAGCGGTGCAAGCAGCTACTCATTGATGGCGAAGTGCCGTGGCTGGTTTACCTGCCGGGCGAGGACGAGCACGGCTATCGCTTCTGGCCGCTGGATTCACTGGGCATCACGGAAGTCATCGAGCATCCCAAGATGCCGGGGTTGGCGCTGGCCTACAAGCGGTCGTGGCTGCGGGCTGATGGCGTGACAACCGAGTCGTGCTGGTATTGGGCGACGGACGCGCATGTGGTCCTGGAGTCGGCCGAGGCCGGACGCGAGTTGATTCCTCAGACCAAACTCACGGCAACGGAATGGGCAGGGTCAGAACTGAACGAGACATTTGACGCCGGGCCGTGGCTCCTGCTCTGGCGCGTGAGCCACAACCCGCTCGGGCTGCGGGGGCATCCGCCGTTTTTCTCCGCGCTGGACTGGGGCGAGGCCAACGTGGGGCTGGCCGGTAATCTGACGACCTACATCAAGCACGTCACGGCCATCACCGGCGTCATTCGCGGGCGCATGACGGCAGGCGACATCTCCGACCTCAAGTCCGCGCTCAAGTCCACGCTGAGCGGCACTCAGCCGCCGCCCGGAACCGGCACATGGCGGCTGGAGGGTGAGGGGCAGGAGTTCAAGATGCTCAACGCCCCGACCGGCGGGGGCGAACTGTTCAAAACCGGCTTCGAGGTTACGCGGCTGATGATAGCCGCAGCCTGCGGTATGCCGGTGCATTGGCTTGGTGACCCGAGTACCGGCAATCTGGCAACTGCCGAGGCCATGCAGTTGCCGCAGCTCAGGATGTTCGAGGCATGGCAGCATTACTTCATTGGCCAGTATGACGACATCTTCCGGCTGTGCTGGCGGCATCAGAAGAGTGAGACTGGCTGGGATGTGACCGAGCTGATTGACATCGACTTCCCGGCACTGGTCAATGAGGACACCAGCCGCATGATTACCGCGTTGGCGCTGGCGCGGCAGGCGGGCATGATTGCCGAGCGTGACGCTGCGCTTCAGGTCGCTCAGCTCTTGCACGTCGAGAACATACAGGCGTTTGCGGACGCGGTGCTGGCGGAAACTTCGGCACTCGGGACAGACCTTTCAACGCTGGCCGAATCGCAGCCGGCAAAGGCGCTGGCGGTGTTCCGGCGGGCGATGGGCGCGGCGACAAAGGCAGGCGGGGCGTAGCGATGTGCCAGTTGGTCATTGGGCGTATTGGGTCCGCGCCCAATCCGATTGGGTTCGCACCCAATCCGATTGCCGACCTGCGGATGCTGGAATGGCAGGCAGCGGAGCAACGTGTGGCGCAGCGCACCATTCGGCGGCACAAAAACCGCGTGCTGGACAAGGCGGCGGGCGAGCTGGCCCGCGAGCTGCGGCGGCTCTACCGGCGCGAGGCCGGGCGGGTGCTGTCAATCCTGCGCTCGGCCCGACTGCCCTACACGGCGCGGCAGGCACAGGAGCAGCTTGCGCCCTTGTCGCCGGACCAACTCTACGAGCTGCTGTTGAACGGCGTTGACCTGACCGGCTATGAAGCTGCGCTGGTCGAGGCATACCAGGACGTGATGGCCGAGGCCATGCAGAGTGTAGTGGACCAGGCTGCGCGTGGCGTGGGCTTGCGCGGCGGTGAGTTGATGCGGTTTCCGCAGGCGCAGCGATGGCTCAAGGCGCACAGCATCGAGTTCGGGCGGAAATTTGCCGGCACGGTCACGGCCAGCACCAACGAGGCGATACGGGCGCAGCTCGCGCAGGGCTGGCAAAACTTCGAGGGCATAGACCGGCTCATCGAGCGGGTGCAGTCGGTCTATGATACGGCCGAGCGTTACCGGGCGGAGATGATTGCCCGCACTGAGGGCAACCGGGCATACTCGGCGGCGACGATGGAGATGGGGCGCGAGTTGGGCGCGAGCATGAAGTTCTGGATTGTCTCCGGCTCGCCCTATTCGCTGGTAGACGTGTGCGGTGAGAACGCCAATCTCGGCACTATTCCGATTGGCGGGTCATTCGCGGACATAGAGGGTCTGCCGATAGACGCGCCGCCGGCTCACCCGAACTGCCTTTGCGATGTCGGCTATGAGTTTGCGGACGACTGGCAAGTGCCAGAGGAACTGACGGAGGTTTGACAATGCTCGCTACAGCACTTGGTCGGCTCACCGGGGGCGAGATGGTAGAGATAGATGACCTTTGGCTTGTGACGGCAAGAGAAGAAGATGATACGACAAACGACTATGTGGTTTGTGCTCCAACGATAGACGATGTTCTTGCCGTGACGAGAGGAACTTTCAACTCGGCTCGTAATCTCTTGGTCGGCATCAGAAAGTTGCGGGACGTTCTGTAAATGGAGGTTTGACAATGGCGCGGAAATCTGCTAAGGTGAAGGCAGTAGTGGTGCCTGAGTTCGTGGCGACCCATACGGTCATCCCGGACTTCAGCGCCGACCACATCGCATATCTCCCTGAGAAGCGGGCGGTGCAGTTCAGCGACGGCAAGGGGAACACCGTAGCCGTGCTGCTGAGCGCCGATGGTGTGAGAAACTGGAACTGGCATACATCGGGGAGGCCATAGTGCCTTACACAAAACAGACCGCGCCGGACTGGGTAAAAGACCTGCCCGACGAGGCGAAGGACGCTTGGGTCAAGGCCTACAACGCCGCCTACCGGCAATACGACGGCGACGAGGGCAAAGCTGCGGCTACCGCGTCGGCAGCCATCAAGAAGATGGGCTACCGCAAGGGCGGAGACGGCAAGTGGCACAAATCGCAGGAGGCGGTGGTCGAGGCTGCGATGGACGCGCTGACGGTATTCGGGGACGGGTCCATGCCTCGCGTGAAGGCATTGGAGGTCGGCAAGGACGGCGAGGGGTTTGCGGTAGTCGAAATCGCGGGCAGGACCGCCCGCGTGCCGTATGTTGTGCGTAATAACGCTTACGCTTTCGGGCAGACGGTCTGGGTCAGAGAATCAGACATAGCACACGATGACGTGCGCCAACTCTTGACGACTGCTTTGCCAACCTGCGGTCTGCGTTCGGCAAGGGGAGATAGTCTCACATGGCTTGAAGTTGTGTGGGATGACGCGGTAAGTGTGTCTGTGGATGGTGTTTCCTATCGTATTCCCTACACAATAGACCGTGACCGCAAAGTGGTATGGGGGAAACCGGAGAAGGGGACGATTGACCGCATCACGCAATTCCGCGTATCCGAGCAATTTGACCTGACCGTTGTCGAAGACGAACAGCATCAAGCCGACTGGCAGAATGGCAATTTGCCGGTCGTCATCATCCGTGCCGGCGACAATGCCGTGAAGCAGCGGCGTTACACCAGCCGGGCGGTGGCCGAGGCGGACGCCAGCGGTTATGTCGGCCTGCCGATGCACATTGACCATGCCGGGCGTGAGGGCGACAAGCCGCAGCCGCGTGGTCTGCGTGACTGGGCCGGTAAAGTCATTCAGGCATGGCACGCCAAGACTGCCGAGGGCATTGAGGAGATTCGCGGGATGGTTCACGTCTGGGACGACTGGCTGCGTGGCCGGCTCCAGGACGAGCACTTCCGCAGCACCGTCGGCTTGTCGCATGTGGCGGACATCGCCGGCCGGCGCGAGAAGGTCAGCGGTCGACTCTGGCAGGTGGTTGAGGCCATCGCCAATCCGGTCGCGGTAGACTTCGTAACTAAGGCTGCCTTTGGCGGCAGAGTGACGGAATCAGAATTGGACAAACGAGTGGAGGACTTGACAATGCTCGAAACTGTGACAGAAGCCGACCTGCGCGATAAGCGCCCCGACCTTGTTGAGGCCATCGGCAAGGCCGCTGTGGTGTCATTCCGGGCGCAGGAGGATGAGAGCGAGGTTGTGAAGCAGGCGCGGGCGGATGCGGCAGCGGCGCAGGAACGCGCTGTCGGACTGCACAAGGCGACGGTGACGACAATGGCCGCAGCCGAGGCCGGGAAGCCGGAGCACGGCATTCCTGAAGCGGCGCGGCCGGCCTTTGTCGAGCGGGTCGCTTCCCGCGTTCCGGCCGATACCGCGCCGGACAAGCTGGCCGGGACAGTGGCCGAGGTCGCCAAGAGCGAGGCGGTTTATGTCAAAGCGGCCAGCGGCAGACCGACGCCGGAAGTGCCGGCCGGCGGCAAGCCGGCGGGCCAGCCGGCGGATAAGACTGAGATGGAGAAGCAGACCGAGCAGCTAATCGGATAACTTCGGAGGGTCAATGGCTGCGAACATCGTTCAGGGCGGCGATAGCCGCATCAAGGCGCTTGCCGGTGGCACGATTACCAGCGGTGACATGCTCAAGTGGAGCAGCGGCACGCTGGTGGCGGCTACCGACGGGACAGCGGTCGCGGGTGTAGCCATCAAAGGTTACACTTCGGGCCAGACCGTCACGGCGATTGTCGGAGACGGTGAGACAGTAATCAGAATGACGGCTGCGTCAGGGGTGGACTTCGCCACCGGAGCCAAGTGCTATGTCGCTACTGCCACGACCGTTGATGCCGGGTCCGCGACCAATCTCTGCTGCGGGGTGGTCGTGAACGTTGACCCGTCAGAGGCGGGCAAGTTCGACATGGTGCTCTGGACTCCTGACAGCACCGGCCAGTACTTCGCGCACGCGTAGGGGGGATACAGTGGCAACGTGGAAAGAACTTGCTGACCGCGTGGGTGCGGGGCACGACCTCGTTTCGCCCCACCAGTATCTCCGGGCTGCGCGAGAGCACTTCGGCCGGGCAATGGAAGCGCAGAGCACGTCCGACCTGGCGAACCTGCTGGGCACGACCATCGGCAAGAAGGTCGCGACGCTGGTGCAGGCATACACACCGGTCTGGTCGCAGTTCTGCTACATTGACGAGACGAACAAGCTGCGGACAAACGTCCCCCGCGTGCTCATCTCGTCACTGCCCGACCTCGATGAGAAGCCCGAAGGGGCAGTCATCGAGCAGGGCCAGCTCAGCGATAACGCCTACAACGTCCAGACCAAGACCTACGCGAAAGGCTTCAAGGTCACCCGCGAAACCTGGGTCAACGACGATACCGGCACGCTGCGTGAGATACCCTTCGTCATGGCGACGGCCGCGACTCGCACGCTGGAGCGCACCATCGGAACTTTCGTCAAAGGCAACCCGACGGCCTACGACAGCACCGCGTTCTTCGCGTCTCGGACGGGGCACAACAACCTCGCCACGACCGCGCTGGCGCGGACGCTGACCGGGGCCGGGTATGTGGTCACCGCCTGTCAGGTCATCGAGAAGGCGAAGGACCTCTCGGGCGTCCACATCATGGGCTACCAGGGCAAGTTCCTGATTGTCCCGCCCGATACCTGGGACACCGGCGCGACTCTCTGCGAGTCTGAGACTATCGCCAACACGACCGAAACCAGTGCAACCGTGCTGCTGGCGAACCCGGCCCGGCGCTACAACTTGACCCCCATCAAGTGGCCGTATCTGGGCGATACCAACAACTGGTATGTCTGCACCGACCCGGCGCAGACGCGGTTGGACTCGGGTATCGTCGTCAGCTTCCTCAATGGCCGGACGACACCGATGGTGCTGGTGAAGCGGTCGCTCTACGATACGCAGAGCATCGAGGCCTTCGCCAACAACCCCTGCGACATCGAGTTCGACCTCATCTACGACTTCGGCGTGAACTGCGGCAACTTCCGCACCTGGTATGGCGGCATCGTCTCTGGCGGAGACGAGACGCTGGCGACCTCGTAGCGGCTGAGAACTGACGATGGCCTTCACCTACGACACCACGACCAATCGCGGCAAAGTGCGGCTGCTGTGCTTCGACCGGGTTGAAGCCAGTGCAACCTACACCGACGCCGAGATTGATGCTTTCCTGTCCCTCGCCAACAGTGACGCGCTGCTGGCCGCGTCACTCGCCTGCCGGGACTTGGCAGCGCGGGGCGTGCGGCTGGCTTCGGCGGTCCGGGTCGGGTCATTCTCGATTGACGGCGGCAGTGCCGAATCCTACGGCCTGCTGGCTGACAAGTATGAGAGCATGGCCTACGCCCGGGCCGGCGGCGACTTCGTTGACATGATGGGCGGCGACGCTTTCGGCTACTCCGAGCTGGAGGTGCTGAAGGCGCTACGCGGGGAAAGCGACTAGCACCCGATGGGGCGCGAGGTGTCGACGGCCTTTGAGTCGGCGGCCGATATGCTGCTGACCGAGACTGTCAAGGTGATAGGCCGGAATCGAATCCCGGGTAAAGCGGGGAGCGTGGCGGAATCTGCGGCGGAGATAATCACAGGTCTGCGCTGCAGCATCCAGCCGCGCTCCTCGCTGGACGCCCGGACAATCCTGGGACGGCTGCCGGACATGTCCCACATGCTTTACTGCCGGGGTGAGGATAGCAACGGCACGGTGCTCGATGCCCACAAGGGCGACGAGGTGCAGGAGACGACCAGCGCAGCCGACCCGCCGCGCCGGTTCACCATTCTGACCGAGCCGGAGCGATACCCTGATTTCGAGACTGGCGGCGTGCATCATCTGGAGATGGAGCTGCGGGAGCTACTGTATGGCTGAGGCCGGAGTGCGGATTGAAGTCAGCGAAACCGTGCGACGCAGGCTGGGCGACTGGTCGGAGCGCAAGGGCCGGATGCTGGCGAGCTGGATGACCAAGACGTGCAACAGCATCAAGCTCGACGCGCAGCGCCGGCTGGTCTGGCGCACCGGCAAGGGTGCTCCGGGCGGGCGGGCAACGGGGGGATTGTCCAAGAGCATACAATACAGCGTTGACGTGCTACCCAATCGCATCGAGGGCGCGGTAGGCGCAGGCGTGGACTACGCCAAGTACGTCGAGGGCTGGAACAGCCTCGGCCAGCATGTCCCGATTGTGCGGCACTTTGTCAAGTTCACGACCGCGCCGAACCTGAAGGAGTGGCTGCTGCGCCACGGCGTTGACGTGCCGAAGTCGGCCAAGTCCTGGCCGGTCGGCGGGCCGGACTTCCCTTCGCCGTTCCTGCAACCGGCGTTTGAGGCCAAGCTGCCGGCGGCAATCAGTGAGCTGACGCGGATTGCGATGGTGAACGCCTGATGGCCAGCTACGTCACGCAGGTATTCGACCGGCTCCGCACGCTTTGCTTCGAGCCGGCGCAGGCCGGGCTTGGCATTGGCCTCATAGAGCTGAGCGACCCTTACGCGCTTGGGGCCGAACTGGGCCAGCGTGTGCAGCGGCTTGGGCCGCAGAAGGGATTGCCGGCGCTGGTGGTTGTCCCGCGCTCGGCCAGCGGAGAATCGGCTGATGCCGGCAAGCGCACTCGCAAGGTCACGCTGCCGCTGGAGATTTACTTCCTCTGGAAGCGTCGCACGGATGCGGGCGACGTTGAGCTGCGCTCCGTGGTCGAGCAGTGGGCCGACCCGCTGCACGACCTGCTTTGTTCCGAACAGGTGCGGCGGCTGAATAACCTTGCGCTGCTGGACACGCGCAAGCACGAAACCGGACACGTTGTCGGCTTCGACGTGGGCGAGGTTGACCTTGACCCGCCCGACAATGAGGGGCTGTATAGCGTCGGGCTGTGCAGCTTCCGCATCCCGGTCGAGGTCTATTACGTTTCCGTCAGAGATTGGCAAACGCAACTAGGAGTGAGGACACATGGGTAAGAAACACAAGGTCACCTTTGTCGGGCATGACTGGGCGCAGGGAACGCGGCTGCGCGAGGTCAACTTCGGCGCGTGCTGGCCGGGCGGCAGCATTGCCGCCGGACAGACGGTCGAACTTGACGTGCTGCCCGAGTGCGTTTATGGCCTGAAGGGGAATCAGTTCGTCATTGACGGCGTGCGCGGGCCGCTGCCTCGCCCGAAAGTCAAAGCCGTCGCTGAGACATCAAGGCCTGCAACAAAATAGCGAGGCAACATGGCATCTGTTGACAAGGGCACGCGGCTGACGTATGCCCAGTTGAAGGCGCACTTTGACGGCATTGCGCTGGCAGCGCAGAAGCTGGCGGACGCGGTGGGGGATGACTTCACGTCCTTCATCACCTCGGGCTACAGCGACAATACCGTCATGCGCGACCTGGACAAGGCGATAGACGGCTCGACGACCGGGCTGGTGGGCCTGACTAGCGTCAACGCGCTGGCTGCGCTTGCGCCGGTCTTGAACCGTGCGCGGCGCAACGTCACCGAGCAGACCAACGCGGGCACAACCGCGTTGATGGTCACGCTCGGCTACGGCGAATACATCCGGGCACTGATGAATACGTTCTCGACGGGCTACGACGACACCTACACGAACTTCTGGACGGCCTTTGCCGGCCTCTGGACCTCCGGGCAGTATGTCCCGGGTGAGGTGGCCGACATCATGAACGCGGTCGGCATCAAGGTTGACCCGGACTACACCTACCCGCCGGAGCACAAGTATCTGGCGCTGATTGACTTCACCGGCGCGGGCACGGCTACGCTCACGACCTTCGATGAGATTGACCCGCTGCTCTACACCGTCCACACCACGGCAAACGTTGAGTGGTATGTCGTAGCACGAGACGGCACGCCGACCGAAATCACCATCACCATCGCGGACGGCCGGGACGAGGATGACACGCCGACCGACACCGGCGCGACCGATTTCACGCTGACGGTTGGCACTGGCGGCGGCAGCGGCGGCACGGTAGGCGATACCGGAGCGCTGGCGCAGGCCGACAGTCACGTTCTCTGCTCGACCCGCGACAGCACGCTCGCGATTACCGGCGGCGAGGACGCGGATTCAATCGCAATCAGAGTCAAGACGCTGCGCTCGATGGCGTTCCCGACGTAGAGGAGGCATAACATGGCATTCTACGGAGTCACACCACCGACACAGCCGCAGACTGACGTTGACCTGAGCGCCCTGACCGTAGGGTTCTCGAAAATCATCTGCGACGGCTCCTGGCTCGGGTTCATGCGTGAAGGCTCGGCGCTACGACTCAGCCTGAACCCGCTGGACAAGGACATCGTGACGGCGAACTACCCCGGCACGGTGCTCGGAGTCCGGCAGCTAGGCGAGTCGCCGCGCATCATCTTCGAGGCGGTCGAGTCAACGCTGGCGAATCTGCGGAAGTTCATTGACCTGCGGGCAACGGTCAGCAACGCCAAGCTCGGCTTCGGCCGGCGCAAACAGGTGGCCACCACGCATACGATTGATGCCTACGGCGAGGGACCGGGACAGCGCACGCGCAAGCTGGCGCTCTACCGGGTCGCGCTGAGCATTGACGGCGAGGTGAACCTGTTTGACCCTGAGGAGTTCACGACCTTCAGGGTCATCGGCAAGATACTCCCGCAGCTCAATTTGCCGGAGGCGAACTGGTACGGCGAGTTCGTGGATTCGCCGCCAAGCTAGACGGAGGTGACTGATGGCTGAGACGATGCCAAGACCGAGAAGCTACTACCGCTACGAGGCCGGCGAGCTGCGGCTGGCAGACCTGCCGATAGCCGCCGGCCTCTGGGCGTTGGATGGTGCGGCGCTGGATACTGCCGGAGGCTGGTGGTATCCCGGCCCCGACCGCAAGGCCTGGCAGGAGTTGATTCGGCGCGAGGGCGTGCGGGTGATTCGGGTCGAGCTGACCGGTACACACGTCGAAGCCGTGCCGACCCTGCTGCGCCAACCCTGGGTTGACCATAGTGAAGCCGGCATGGGACGGCACTACGCGGCCGGCGAGGTTGCGCCGATGCCAACCGTGGTGTTTCACCTGCGCTGTAGCTACGAGACGCGCAACGCGGGCGGGGCAACCGTCCGCCAGTCGTGGGTCCAGACCGACGCTGAGGACTGGCTGCACCGCTGGCACAAGCCGGGAAATGAGTTCCTGGTCATCCCGGCCGTATTCAACGACCGCGTGAACAAGTTACGGAACGTCATCCGTGACCGACATAGCATGGCGCAACGACTGAGAATGCCCGAGCCTGAGAGGAGTAGGTGATGGCTGAGATTCCTGCAGTTCCCGACAAGCTGCTTGAGGCCGAGCTGACCGGCAAGCCGATAACCTTCACACTGGGTGAGACAGCCTACGAGCTGCCGCGCCCGTTCCCGATGACCGCCTGGATACGGCTGCTGATGGCCGCGCAGGAGTCGGGTGAGCCTGACGCGCAGTGGTTCGTGGTCAATCTGGCATCGCAGGCGCAGGATGTAGTCTGCCGGCTGACCGGGCTGAAGCCTGAGGCGCTGGCCGGGCTGCCGGAGCCGGAGCTGACTGCGCTGCTTGATGCTGTGGCCGAGCAGTTGGGTGAGGAGCTGGCAGACGCCAGCCCTTTTTCTCCGGCTCGGGCGGCAGCGGCTACCATACACCGGGCGGGGAAGCTGGCCGGGAAGCTCCGAAAGCCCGGCGCGGAAGCTGGTGGTCGGCACTGATTCTGGTGCAGGCCGAAGTATGCGGCGGCGACTGGACCGCAACGCTGAGCATGAGTCTCGCCCGCTTCTGGGCGAGCCTGAGATTCCTGCAAGAACGCGGGTCGAAGCTGTGAGGTAGCATGGCAGTCAAGGACGTAGGTGAACTGCGGGCGCGGCTGGTGCTGGACAAGAACGCACTGACAACCGGGCTGCATAGCGCACAGCAGGAAATGGGGCAGTTCTTCCGACAAGTTGCCGGTTATGCGGGAATAGCAGCCACGGCGCTCAAGGTATTGCAGGAGACATGGCAGATGTTCCTTGAGGTGGGGCGCGAGGAAACGGCGCTCAACCGTGTTGATGCTGCGCTGGTGCGAATGGGTATCAGCACCTATGGCGTCCGCCAAGAACTACTACAGCTTGGCAACGAGTTCATCCGCTTCGGTCAACAGGAGATGACAGCCTATACCGGATTTCAACAGTTGGCGCAGGCGACCAATGATGCGGCAAGGGCACAGGAGTTACTGCGTCTTGCCCTACGGTTCTCGGTCGCAACCGGACAGGATGTCAGCGCAGTTGCAGGAGCTTTGGCGCGGGCTTATGGCGGACAGGAAATGCAGCTCAAACGGTTGCTCATCGCGCAAGGTTTGGCGACCACAGAGCTTGACAACTGGCGTGATGCGATGGTGATAATGACCGGCGTGGCCGAGTCTGCCAACGACATTCTCAGCCAACAGGAAATGGCAGTCAATGACCTGAAAGCTGCTTGGGACAACTTCGGCACGGCAGTCGGAAACGTGGCGCGTGGCCCGTTGACAGCGGCATTGACAGCATTGAGGTTGATGCTTGAACAGCCGGGGCTGGCGTTTCGCGGCAAGTGGTTTGAGGCATGGTTCGAGAGCTACTTGAATCAGAACTTCCCAATTCAAGAGGCCGGCCCGGGGCGCAGGGAATGGGAAGACTGGCAGCGCAGACGGCGCGGCGGCGGGCCAAAAGACCCTTCAGCGTGGATTGAGGAGACGCTGAAGAAGCTCGGATCAGATAGGACTGCCAAAGATGCCGAAGCCGAAGCCAAGCGACTCCGCGAGGAGCGTCTTCGCACGCTCAAGGAAGAGTGGGCGTTCATCGAGCAGACCGAGGCCGAGGCGCTTGCCCGGTCGGTCGAGGCGTGGCGCGAGGCGAATCAGTGGAAGATTGACGGCGTGCGCGACCTGTCCAGCGTTATCAGTCAGCAGCTTGTCGGCAGCATCCTGGAAGGTAAGTTCAGCTTCGAGGACTTTGGCCGGTCAATCCTGCGCGTGATTGCCAACATCATCGCGCAGCTCATCCAGCTCAAGATTCAGATGGAAGCCGTCGCGCTGCTGACCCGGCTCGGCTGGATTGGCGCGATGCCGACCGGCGGCGGCTGGCCGGGTGGGGGAACGCCAGCCCCGGCTCCGGTTGGTGGTATTGGTGCTGCCGGCTTCGGCCCGCCCGTCCCGACCGGCGGCGGCGGCGGGCTGAACATCAGCATCCAGCCGCACCCGTCCGGCACGCTGTTCAAGGTGCTACGCGGCAACCGGGTTGAGTTCCAGCAGCTTGCCGAGGACACCTATCTCGTAGGCGCACAACTAGCCGCGTCGCGGTAGGAACAGATGGCTTCGCACAACGAGCCAATCACCTACCACGTCTACATCTATGACTCGACCGTGCCGACCGGCACGGATGTCAGCGCCTACATTCAGCCCGACTACGCCAGCGCCCGGATGCTGGCCGAGTCGCGGCTGTTTCAGTTTGAGGCCGGCGACCTAACGCTGAATTTCGTTGACAAGAACACCACGCAGACGCACCGCTACTGGAGCAACCGGATAGCCGGTTCCGCCAGTTACAGCTACGGCGGCAAGACCTTTGACTGGCCGATGGTCAAGGTCTATGACCCGGCGGCAACCGCGACTCCGCTCTATGTCGGATTCATTGACAAGCGGTTCATCGCTTGGGATGGTGACGTTATCAGCAGCTTCCGCGCCGTGTCGTTCCTGGCCTACATGGACACGCTGGATATGCGCCCGGCCCGGAACGGTCAGGGCGCGACCGCAACCTACAGCGGGCTGGCCGACGCGTTGGCGCGGACGGCGCTACTCAAGGCCGGCAACGCCGCGCCGGGCGGCACGGCAGACGTTGACATCAAGGACATGGACCTGGGTGCGGGGCAGGAGAACTGTCACTGGAATCACAGCGCCCGGGAATGGACCAACAACTTCGAGGTTGACCCGGCAACCGGGCCGCAGCTTGGTGACTTCGTGCCGTCCGGCAGCACGAGCATTACCGGCCATCGCGGATTCGTGGTCTGGAAGGGGAAGGTCTACCGAGTCGTGGTCGGGGCGCGGTCGGAAGTCACGCTGACGGATATGGCACTGGAGCGCACGTCTACCCCGACCGGCCCAATCACTACTGCTTACCGGATGTTCCCGATTCGGATGTATGGCAGCGGGGCGGAGCGGAATTGTGTCTGTATTGTACTGGCGACCCCGCGCAATAGCTACACGACTGTCAAATCGAACTGGGCCGGCTACAAGTGGCTTGACCCGACCATACGGGTCGGGACGTTGCCGCTGAACTTCATCCCCGGGTGGGGATGGGCCGCGTGCATCGGGGCGAATCTGGCGCTGTCCGGAGTCGAGGCGTTGACAGAACGCTCTTCCCGGCAGTCGAATCAAGACCAGTTCTGGGCGGTTGATGGCATCAGCATCCTCAGCATTGATGCCGATGGCGGGCTGGGGGATACGGTCAGCGTTGAACTGTCCCGGTCGTATTTCTACTCGCTGGACAAATGGACTCCGGCCGATAGCGTAGCTACGAGCAGCACTTGCAGCGACCCCGGGGCTGCGCCCGGTGAACTGTGGTTTGCGGAATGGAAATCGGGGGTGGGGCAATACCAGTTCTGGCGGACAACCTGGCAACGGAACGGCACTCCGCGCAGCGCCAACCTTGTCGGTTCACCCAAGCCGGAGTATGGCCCGCCCGTCGGCGGTATCGCAGTCCAGGACCGGGTAGCGATAGTCGGTACACAACATGGCTGCGCGGTCTACACGCAGGCGCTCAATCAACAGTGGAAACAGGAGTTTCTGACCGTTGACCGTCCGCCCGGTCGGATGCTGGCTGCGCTGCGATTCGAGGACGTAGGCGGTGACGCCCGCTGGATTGGCGTTCCCTACGGCAACGGCTCCGGGCAGTATGTCTACCAGAAATACATCAGTGGCGGGGCGCGGTATGCTACTCCGAGCGCAATTCCGGCGGCGTCAATGAAAGACCTGGCCGGGGAAACCCGGGGCAACATCGCGGACGAGATTCGCGTTCTGTCCTGCTCGCCGTCTGTGTTTCTTCGCACCTACACGCAGGGTGAGTTCGAGAGTTGCGGCATTGTCTACGCCACGCTGGATGCGGATGACCGCGAGCGAGTCTATGCCTCCACCGCCTATGCCGATGACTTTGGCGGGAACAAACTCCGGGTGATTCAAGCTGATGACGACAGTGCTGATTGTGCCTATCCACTTGATGGCGGGATGTCTGGGGACTGGCTGCCGCCGCATCCGTTCACCGACTCGGGTGAGGGAATCCGACGGATGCTGACGTTCTGCCGACGCATCAGCACCAACTACACGGTCTGGGATACCTATGTATCGAGCCGCTGGGCGGTAGCGCGGGTGCATTGGAACTTCGCCACGGAGCCGCTGACAATTCGGCAGGTCCTGGAGCAGATTGCCATCAGCAGCTACAGCTATCTGAAGGTCTACAACCCCGACGCGCCAACGTCTGCGGTCTACTGCAAGGTGATGTCGCGGCATTCCTACACTCCGCCGCTGGCTGGCACGCTCAGCGCGGCCGAGGTCTACCGCAACCCGCAGGTGCAGGGCATCGAGTGGTATGATGGCGTGGATTCCGTCGTCAACGGCGAGCGTATCACCGCCGGCACGACCAAGATAGGTTCGCAGGTGTTCCGGTTGAACGGGCTGTTTTTGGCTGCGAATTGGGCGGTCGGCATTGCCGACCGGATTGTCGCCAACTACCCGTCGAAGTCTGCTGCAAATCCGACCTTCCCCTACGGCCGACGGGTATTCCGCATCGAACTGCGCCGGGTCAACAGCAGCGGCACGCTGAACAAGCCGGGCTACTACCACCTCTACCAGCGCGTGACGATGACCTGTTTCTCCAATGCAACCGTGTCCGGGCTGATATTGTCACTCGGCTACAGCCGTGTGACTGGGCGCTATGAGATGCTGCTGCTGGAGTGGGACAGTCACGATGTAGACTGGACAACCAACGCTCCGACGCCGACGTTCACGGACTATGACGCGGTGAGCGTTGATGCGGTGGTCGAGCCGATTCCATCCGGCGCTCCGGTCATCTCGGTCGGCTGGCT